CTTCGGAACACCACCTCCTGCCGTGAGAGCGGCCCTACCGAAGTATACTTGCGCTCACGGGGGCCTTGGCCCGGGGAATTCAGACTGCACTTGTTACAACAGCCCAAGGTGCCCCACACACCTTAGTAGACCGACCCACCCGGGAAACCAACCCGCGTGGCAGGGACCAGTAAAGGCACCGGCGTCCCACACCGGTACACGCTAACGGCGACCGCTTCCAAACGGTCAGAAGCCAGGGCAACGACACTGTGCTATACGGCAACGCGCTCCCAGGGGGAGCGGCGCGCTTCTAGGCACCCCAAAGCCTTGCGGCAGAAGGGCCCTGGACGTCACACCAGCCCACGACACGGCCCGCAGGGGTGGGTCCCACCGGGCTTACGCTCCCACTCCCCAGGAGGGAGACCGTATCGTGCCAACCGCCCTTCCACATCCTCCGCGCGAACTCAGCGGCTATGGTGATCGTCATAAGGTTCCGTGAACCCAGGCGGGAGGTCAAACTTCTCAAAGCTGGGGGGACAGACGGTCAACCAGTCGTCTATGTCACTAGACTCCATGGCCCCGAAACCCTCCTCCCACTTCAGCTGGAGCTCAGGTGAAACACCAAACGCCCGCTCGAAGCTAGACCTCGCCTCCTGCGAGACCTCCAGACGACAATCCGAATCAGCGGCCCAAGCGCCCTGATACAGCAGATCGGCATGCGGATGGAGCCGCACACCCTCTGGACCACCCCATCGCTTTTGTAGGGCGAGTGCCCAGGCCTGTAAGACCGGAACACCCAGTGCCAAGGACAGCTCACACGCAGCCACCCCCCGAAGCCACTCCACAGCAAACCGAGGTTCGCGCAGCCAACGGTGCGACGCAACAGCCCCAGAGAGAACCGAAGTCCACTCCCGAACCATGCGCAACCCGCCAGACGTGACAACAGGGGCCGACCGGCCAAACCTGACCTCCTCCAGCACGGCGGTAGGCCGTTCGAGCGTCACCTCATGCCCAGACTCCCGGTGCAGTACGGCAGCGAAGCTCCCCAACACACGATCGGACACGGAACCAGGCAGGAAAATCAAGGCGTTGTCACCGTCAACGAGCAGATCGTACTCGCAGCGGTACTTGCGCATGGTGGCCACCACGCATGCTACCATAACCAGGGTGTTACCCATCCCGGTATTGAAATCCCCACTGGCCCGCCCGCCAGACCGCGAAAACTTCGCGCCACACTCCAGCGTGCCCTCAAGGACAAGCTGCGCACGGAGCAAAGCGCGCAAACCCCGGTCCCCGGGGAATGCCGCCTTGTAGACACCGTGCTCACCACGAAGCTGGTACTCGGAGACGTGAGCCTCGAACTGCATACCATCCACCTCGCAAACGACGCAACCGTCCAGGTTGTTCATCTTCCGCCGTATCAGGTTTGCCCGCCTGACCGGGTTCAACCCCTTCGCCACAATCCTGCCTACTCCCCCCGTGGAGAACCACCGAGCACTCATACGTCCCCAGAGCCAGTGCTCGAAAGGTTTCAGCCGAGACGCGAGGGCCAAGTTATACCGCGGTGATCTCGGAAAAATCAACCGCGGCTTCGCCACCTTGGCAACCGCATTGAACTTCTCAGCCTTCAGAAAAGGTCTAAGGTACCAGTCCCTAGGTTCGACGGGACCATCCACCCTCAAAGACCTCTCCGCCTCCAGGTACCGACTGCGTAATCTACCATTATAACTTTCCGCAGTCCGCAGGTAACTCCAAGATCCGTCCGCATACAAGAGGGCTAGACGGCGAAGCTCGCGAAACACGAATTTCACCGCCGGCGAAACATCCTCAAATGTCCGGTCTGGTAGAGGAGCCAGAGACCGACGCAACAGCGCCGCAATCTCATTGTGGGGGCACACCGCGTGCACAGCAGGCCGCCAGGTACCTGGCAAGCCCGAAGCCCATGCACTCCGCATCCGCCTACGTCCGCCCTGACAGTTTTCACAGTCCCAATCAACACGCGACAGGTCCAAGGTACCAACGTGTGACTTGAGCAATTCCGACAAATCGCCCCAGCACACACCCGCGTAGTCGACCGGGCCCCCCTATAGGGAGACAGTTTGGACGGGAAGCTTATTGTGGCTTCGAGCAACACGCTGGCTGGCTAGGCCCTCGTGGGTACTTACGTCGTAAGCCCAGCAGACCGAGTCGCAGACAAACACGTCAGCGACAACAGTCGGCAGGGACAACGCCTTGCACCACTCCACAGCACGTGTTCGAAGCGCGCCTAGGAGCTGCTCGTCTCTCTTCCTGAACAGAGAGTACAGCCGCAGCTTCGCAACCAACTCCGGCACAAAAACGGCCGGGCCCTCATCCGCAGTGTCCACAATCAGGTAGACAATGGGTTTGGTCACGAAACCATCAGGGTCACAGACAGAGAGTTTGTCCTCACGACCTTCAGGTTTTGCTGCTCCCGTAACGAGTCCACCTCCAAGGACCCTTACGCCTTCATCCACAGAACCCAGCGCATAGGCAAGCACAGGGTCCCCACCATCCACGGGGAGGTCTGGTGTCCACCGCCCGCGGAGGAGGGAAGCAACTATGCCACGCCTACCGCCAAGTCCCGCTTCAAGCACCCGTACCCAACGAGCGCGGCGTCTTAGCCTCCCCAGGACAAGGGAGCTAGTGACGGGAACATACCCGCCACCTTGGCGAAGAGCAGGGTGGTAACGAGATAAACCAACCATGCCCCAAGAGAGAGCTTTCGCGGTGCCTATCGCTTTCGGCACCGGTGTCCTCGGGAAGAGCATTCCAAGCCCATCCCTTACGGGTTCTAGCACATGTCGGAGTAGGACCTTGCCAACATGGCGCGCGATGATGGACAGCAATGCGACCAACAGAACCACCATCAAGGTCCTGTGGAAGTGAACGCGGCGCTCAAAAGGCCCCCTAAAGTCCCGCGGGTGGACGGGATCCAAAGCCCACACCGACCCCAGCGAACCGAACGTGGAGCACTCCCGCAAAAACGAGGCCCACCGCAACCGCAACCCCAGCAAAAACCCAGGCGGGGACCAAAGCGGGCGGGCCAACAGCCCGGCAGACCAAGAACGGAACAGCAGCTCCCAATCCATCAAAGACAGAGCGGGAACAACTACCGGAGGCAAAACCGGGCGCGGCACGTCCACGGCCCACCACCCAGGAAGCCGGGGAAGCGGAACGGGAACCTCGACAGGAGGCACCACGACGGGCGACGGGGCCAGAGAGGCCTCTTCACCCACCCAACCAGCAAGACCCAGGAGGAGGAAAACTACTGAGGCTGTAAAGGGTGTCATCGTAAGTAAGAACGGGTCCATAACGGAGGACCCAGGCCGACCTTGACCACAGTTAACGTGTTGACATTTGGTTACCGCACGGGTTGGTTCGCGCTCACGCAGGCCATCCAACCAAAACCCGGCCCAGCTACCCGGGCCTGCTGCATTTCAATCCAGCAGCTAGGAACTCGACGCATAGGGATCGACGTCTTGGCGCTACTACTATAACAGCATACCACGCCCATTGGACCTTATAACAGGCCGTGGGAAAAGCCAGTCCCCTCTGGCACAGGCGCCCGGTACTACCGTAAGGGCCCATCCCGGCATTCAC